ACCAACGATCCTGCTGGTGATAAAGAGATCAGATGGACAGGTAGTGCAGCTAACACAGCAACCCGCACTGTTAATGAGCTATACAGTGCCTTACAAGACTTGTTTGACAATGTGAGCGCAGGTGCAGGTTTATATACTACTGAAGGCACGCCTATGTTTGCTGTAACTCCCAGAGAATACAGAATAGGCAGAATAGAAAACAACGATCCTGAGCCCTGGTTTATCAGTCAGGAAACCATAGAACATTTAACAGGCGGTAGCATACAGAGTGTGGGTTGGACCAGAACTCCGGGAACTAACACAGGAATTATTTGTGTTGCTGTAACTGGTAGCACACTGGATGCAAGTGATCTTGGCAGCACGATTACTCACGCAGACGGTGATTCGGGTAAACTAGTTGATATTGAAAGTAGTACGTTTATTTGTATACGACCAGATGATAATACAGCAGCCAACAATTTTGATAGCACAAGCGGTACACTGACTTGTAATGCGAACACTGCTACACAAAACGGTGCAAGTGGTACAGGAGAAAGTTTTTGGACTAACTTGTTTACTGTGGGTACGCTGGTTGACAGTGCAAACACTAGCATATATGTTGCACAAAACAGACAAGTGTTAACAAGTTACTGGCCTGATGGCCCACTGGATAGACTGATTCGAGTAAGACAACAAAGTGTAAACAGCATTGATGATGGTTATGTCACTGTTTACGCCAGAGAAGAAAATGAAGTTTACGATAACTTTGTTACTCAGGTGGTGAGTGGCGGACGAGTTACTGTGCCAGTATCTTCTGCAAATGACCTTAACGACATTGTAGCCACAGTGACTGGTCCAGTTATCAGCATTGCAGGTCCTTACACTGCTGACGTTGACCCTGATATTGGTTCCCCCAATGAGAATTATAGCATTCAGATCAACTGCGCTAGTCAGCCCTTGGCAAACGTGTACAGTTATCTCAAGCAGGCAACTCAGGAAGGAAATACAACTTTACGTGCCAGCATAGAAGGGCAACAGTATATTGGTGCTGATCATCAGATTGATTATGCATCAGAAACTAACACCGTAAATATCGGCGACAGAGTTACTGGTTCTGTGAGCGGAGCAACAGGCACAGTGCTTAACAAAAACACAACCTATGTGATGTTGACCAATAGCCAGGGCGATTTCAGTGCAAGTGAAAATCTAACAGTGGGTTCGGCCAGTTTAAACACCATTAGTAATATCAATGTATTCAGCCCCACAAAAGGATCACCATTTGGTACATTTGCTGGTGGCAGATTCTTTGGATCACGTGGTGTTTATCTAACAAACCTGGGCCCAGGTGATAACAATAATTATCAAACCATTGACGATGATGGTAATGTAATTGAAGAAGAAATACAGGTTACGTACACTATTACTAACATTTTAGCAAATTCTGAAATTAGAATATTCACATACACTGATGTTAATGATCCAAGCACCTATACAGAAATCGCCGGCATAGAAGATGTTGGTGGACCCGCTGATGGGTTAGATACTGGCTTTAACTCTGCCCTGATACAAGGCAACGGCACATATAACATAAGTTATGTTTATGTTTACAGTGCAGACACAGGCATAGTTATTGTGGTCTTTCAGGATAACTTTTTACCCATACGCACACTGGACACACTTCTAGTCAATGATAATTCTATACAGATATCACAGGTTATTGATCGTCAATATTTTTAAAGAAGTGATAAATATAAGCAAGAAACATATTTTGGGAGAATTAATATGGCAGCATACGGGGGCTTACCGCAGGCAGATCCGGATCTATTGGGCTTCGCAAGCTCGGTAGATGTGGCATTTGGAACTGCAACAAATGAAATAGTTATAGACACAACAAACAGGATTATAGCACTAAAAGTTCAGGGTAACTTGACTTCAGATGGAGCAACATTAAAAGCAATCTACTCTGCTATTAAAGATGCTTGGCAAAATGATACAGGCGGAGCTGGAAGTTCAAACCGATTAATACGCTTTCCATTCCCATTTACTCCAATTACAGACGAACAGTTTATTTTGGGCGATGGTTGGACATGGGATAAAACAAACACCAGTGGTGAAACACAGACTACTGAACAGCTAATTAGAACTGGTGGATGGCAAGTTAATAGCGATGCCACGTCGCCGGTCATCCTAGAACAGTGGATGAGTGTAATCACACTGGGTACACTGGGAACAACAGATCAGGTATACTATGAGAAAGGTTACAAGGATCCAACTACTGGCATCGTAACAGAGGCAGCACCAGTTAACATTTTACTAACAGATATTGCTAATCAGGGTGTGCAGTTATTCGGAAGCACAGGATCACGTACTGATATTAGCTTTAGTGCTACAGGTAACGTAATCACAATAACTAACGCCACATCAGTATCGCCTTTTGTTGTTGGCGATAAGATTGTGATTGACAGTGCATCAAACGTAAACGACGGTATTTTTACAGTTAGTGCTGTCGATACAGGTGCTGGTACTATAACAGTTACTGAAGCATTGTCTACTGAAACCGCAGTCGCCGCAGGTGCAACAACTATCGCAGCAGATTCAAGGAAATACTTCAAGATCTTCTGTAGAGAATGGCAAAAAACTTATGCTGCATCCTCATTTGAGGGTATTGGTATCGACACTGCTACTACAGGCGCAGGAGCAACATTCCAAGCATACAGATATCCACTAACAAACGCAACAGATCCGGATATTGGTGTACTAGCAGAAACTTCAATTGCAACAGGTGGTACTGGTTTACCAGATCTAAATCCGTATGCAAACGTAACAATCGATTACTTACGTGCAAGTGATGGCGATCAGTATGTTGTCAAGCAGGACGTTGCGGGTACAACAGCATACGATTTAGGTGATGTTGTGTACTATCCAACAGACGGTAACTGGTACAGTGTTGATGCAGACTTTACTTCGGTAGCCTCACCTGATCCAAGTACTGATACTGCTAACTTTACATTGTACGAAGGACAGAGAACAGTTGGTGGTGCAAACTATCCGTTCACTGTGATCATTGATGCAGACACAAACGTTGCCGGCACAGCTAGTGGTGATCAGCGATTAGGAACAATTTATCAATCAGTACAGTATCAGTTGCGTCAAGATGCAGATATTGATCGCGGTGTAAGCACACCAGATGGTTCAGAACTTGGTAAGACAGCAGACGAATTGTTAAACTTCGTAGGTCCGACTCTGGTAACAACTAGCGGTGTATATATCGATAGCTTTAACAGCCAAGACAATAACGATCTATCACTAAGTACGTTTTCTAACATAGATGGTTCTGCTACATCAGTAGAGTTTGACTTCGTTGCTCAGATTACAATTAACTTTGGTGATAACCTGAAAAATGATGCTGACGCAAAGTACTTTTTGTTCTTTGCTAACGCAGGCGGAAATTTATTCGGAACTAGCAATGCAATCATTGTAGAGGATGCGGCAGACCCAGTTGCACAAATCGCAGGGGATGTTTCAGGATTGTCTTCAGTAACACGTTCGTTTGATTACACAGGGAATGATCAAGGCTTACGAACCAAAAACCAAGATGCTGCGGTTGTAGGCGTGGGTATTGGCTTGGAAGATGGACAGTATGTTAAAGCAGAGTCAACTATTACAAGAAGCACAACTAATGCAATATCATTGATTGCTGCATTGGAAAGAAACTACACTGTTTAATAATTAAACAGATTGAGGTATGTAATATCCCGGTGGCGAACACCGGGATATTTACAAATTTAGTAGTAAATAGTATATATACTATTAATAGCAGAGATATAAATAATGTATAGAAGAAAAGACATTAGATACAGCATAGCACGATGTAGAAAAGAGGGAGAACATCCTCCTGAAAATATGGAAATTTTTACTTGGGTAATGGAAAGAAAACCTGAGAAATTAGATATTGCTGATTTTCCAGATAAATGGGACATTATGCTCAGCAAAGGCACTATTTTGTTTGTTGAGCCTGAGCGAGATATCAGCTTCATACAACAAACTTGTGCAGAAGCCAAAGTTTTAACCAAGCATAACATTGGCTTTGACGAGCTGTCTGATAGACAAAAAAATATTATAACTATTGTTGAGACATCAATGCTTGACGGTAAGATGACATGGGAAAATTATAGTGATGGTTGGAGAGTTACGTTAGATGTTTCTAATAACCAAATGGGCACCCAACTACTAGGAGGCTCACCTGGTCAAAAAGCAGTAACATCAGAAATGATTGAGCAATCAGGCAGAGCAGTAGATCCTACAAAATTATCAGAAGAATCAAAACTTCGTATTACTGAGAAAGAAGCGGGAATCACGCATAATAAAACTATTAATTTAACTGGCGAGAATCAATGGGAAAAAATGACCCAAGAGGAAATGAATGCCTTGAAAAATGTACAGAAAAAAGGTAGTAAAGACTAATGGCCGGCGAACGCAAATATACTAGAATACCACCAGAGAGCACCGGCGATCGTGTGTACATGATACACACTGCGGAAATTCCTTACAGTGCTAAAGACGTTAGCCACGTATGGCAAATTGGCTCACGTTACACAATTACTGGTAACGGTGGCAATACTTTTACTGCACACGTTCACGGTGTTTATGAACAAAGCAGCACAGCAGGTAAACTTGCTGTGCACTATAATGCAACTGCCAAAAACGAAAACTATCTTGCACAAGCTGGTCAAAGCATTAAGTTAGACACTGATGGCGATGATGTATTAGACACAGTTGCAACTGTTAGTGCAGATGCATACGATGTTTATATTCCAGCACAAAATATTATGGGTTGGGACAATCCAGAATACGGTTGGAACATTGACAGATTCGGTTCAGGTTTTATGACATTTGCTGAAGGCCCACCCCAGATTACAGGTATGGGTTCGTTAAGAGTCAACGATCCACTGTTACTTGCGGCTTATGACTTCAGTATATCCAGCTTGCCAAATGAATTTACAAACTCTAGAGAAGGTGAATCACAAGTAACTAACAGTTGGGATCCAGCAACTCGTGGAGTTAAACTAACTACTGGGACCGGCCAACCAGAAAGAGTAACGCATACATCACACTTGTTTCACAGTTATGAAGCAGGATCCTCTATGCTTTATATACTATCCACTAGAGTAGGTGATACTGGTAAAGAAAATGTTGCCCGAGCATGGGGTGCCTTTGATGCTAAAGATGGATTTTTGTTCCAGTTAAAAGGATCAGATGATGCACCTGGCGGCAGAACGCAAATGGGTACACCAGTATCAGTAACACCAGGTGCCGGTTCTGCGCTAAGAATTACACACAGATTTACCTTCGGCGATCCAGCAGTAACAGGAAATCACGAAATACTACAAAACGAATGGAATCGTGATACGCTGTTAGGAACAGGTGGCGCAAGTAATCCATCTGGTATGAAACTGGCAATAAACAAGATTAACGCATACTGGATCGACTTTCAATTCTTGGGCGGTGGTAGGACACGTTGGGGTGTTTTCTACAACGGCGAACGAATTGTGTGTCACGAAATGTATCACGGCAATGGTGAAGAAGGTACAATGACACAAAACAATCACCCAATTAGTAACCCAAATCGTCCAATTTGCTGGGCAATGTCAAATTATGGCACTCCAGGAAGTGGTTCAGAATTTTATGCATATGGTGCATCTATCTTTACTGAAGGACGCACAGACCCATTGAAATCATCACAGCAAAGCTCTCTTGACGTGCAAACAAAAACCTGGGGCGAGCCTAATTTACAGCCTTACTGGAGAACCAAGCAAACACGCAACGGTAGAACAGGCAGCGCCGGATTCCCTAATTACTTGAAGTCAGGTACGTACAGTAGTGGTTCAAGCACACAGTATGCTATGACAATGAGTCCCCAACAGTTTTTCTTGTCTGGGGCAGAGAATCACACCGTGTACCAGCCACAAACGTTCCAGTTAAACAATCACAGAATACGTGACATGCAGGGTAGACCAGCAGAAATACGTGCGTTCTATGGTTGTATTATGCGTGGATATGAATTTGACGATGCTTACCCTGGCACACCTACTGTGTTGTACGACACAGAAGGCGATCATTTGGGCCACGTGGTAGAAATTGGCCGTTTTGTAACTAGCGGTAATGATGAGTTTGATTTTAGCAAACTGTCAGACAATTTCCAATATGGTACAGTGCGTAACTTAGCGGATCAACCGTTAGGTAGAGCATTACAATCAATGTCAGAATTTGCATCCGTTAGTGACAAATACGGCACAGGTGTAAATCGTGTTAAAGTCACAGTAGGAGCGCATCCTATTTTTCCACTAGAACTATTGAGTCCAAGACATTTCTTTTGGGATAAGCAACCAGTTGCAATCAGAAGTTCACTGGGTAATGTTGACGTTTCACCACACTTTGCAACTAACACCACGTTTACTGGATTCCGATCATCGCCAAGCGCAGGTTATGCAAGTTTCGATCAGGTAGACAACCCTGCTGAATGGCACTATATGGCAATGGTGGACTCCAACGAAGCGTGGTTGTATAATGCACAGGCAGACATCGATGATGATAGATTAGCCAGAACACTTGCAGTTGATGATTGTGACGGATTGGATGTTGGACAAGTATTAGCAGTTCAAACAGGACCAGCAGCCGGTGCAAACTGTGCTATAATGAAAGTGGATGTTACAGGAACTGCAATTCCTGCTACTACTATGACGAGTGGTATTAGATATCAGATTGCCACAGTGGTCAACACAGACTATAAGTCAGTGGGTGCCATAATTAATGCACCTGGAGAAATATTCACAGCCTCAGCATCTCTAAACACTGGAAACGGTACAGTTATTCCTGTATCAGGTAATCCTGGCACAGTAACTATTTGCGGTAGAGGACTAGCCACAGCAGACGCAGCCAACGCCACAGTAAGCGCATTGGATGATGGCTTGACTTCAGGTAACTTTATCACAGTTGCTACACAGGGTGGTAATGTGGAAATTGCCAACGCTAATATCACAGGTTCTGGTACAAGCACAGTGGCCAAAGACTATTGGACTTCACTAAAAGCATTGCAATACGATGTTGATTTAGGTATGAACGCAGCCGAAACTGTGACTAATGGTGACATAGCATTGTATGGTAACCCGCCACCTAGAGCAGCGTGGACATTTATGATCAAGTGGATGGAGAACAGTGGTGAAGATAGTGATGGCGATTCAGGACCTGAAGAAGAAAACAGCCGCTCAAACTGGAACATATTCTGGCGTGAGAGAGTGCAGTAATGCCTGCAATTCATTTTGGTTACGGTAACCAACGTGATTGGGCACCATACCTTGTAGATACGGCAAACGCCAGCGTAATACCTGATTACTATGAAGCATATGGCACACAAAAAGTTGTGTTTGACGGCCCTAACCGATTAATCCTTGTTGACGAGAATGTAACTGAGCTGGATATACGAGAAGATGTTTACGAAGCCTGGAAAGAATGGGTACGCAATCCTGATTTAACCAATGCAGAATACTTAGCAGCAATACGTGGCGTAGGTGGTGACCCTATTTCAGGTACCACAGACCAGTTTGTTGGAGACTTATACTTCCTAATTAATAACTGGCGATTGGTATACGATCCCAGACGAGTTGCTATAACCGGTGTACTTTATTCTGATGATTTTGATACTGCGTATTATTTGGATCAACCTAACTTGTATGACACGCCAGAATTTTTAGCTCCACTATTCCCTGCAAGAGTAAGTGCTATTGTAAACACTTACGAGGTTGCAAGTTCACTTTCACAAGCACAAATTGCAGCAGGTGTTTGGGGCGTTGCTGGTGGTGCATATAATACTGCTGGTACTATGGGTGCATTACAAAACGAAGTTGCCAATATTAGTTTGGCTGCTGGTGCAACGCCTGCACAAATTGTAGCAGAGATGGATGCAAACAGTACAGTACTTGCTAATATCACAACAGTTACTGGTAATACAAATGTTATAGTACAAAATCTTGTAACTGATGTTGCTAACGTGAGCATTGATATAGCCAATGTTCAAACAACTGTAAATACTATTGATGGCAATGTTGATGATATTGAAATAATCGTTAATACTATTGATGGCAATGTTAATGATATTGAAACTATAGTTAATGCTATAGACACTGAACTAGGATTAGTAGCAGGCGATGTAACTAACATTGAAAATATTGTTACTAGTACAGAAACAACTATTAATCAAATTAATGCTAATGTAACCAGTATATACGATATTATTAGCGCATCAGGTGGCGGATTAACAGCACAACAAGCTACACAGTTAAAAGAGCTTTATGAAGTTTTTGGATTAGATCCAACTAAGCCACTTGTTGTTACATTAGATGCAAGAACAGCTGGCGCAAATATTTCGCAGAGTATTGCAACATCAGCCTCACAGACAACTGTTACTAGAATACCATAGGAGGTAACTCCAAATGGCTTTTGATCACGAAAATTTTGCAGTAAACGGGCTTTACCCTGGCTTAGTAACTACTAGAAGTATTGCTAACATCGGCCACTTAGAAATTGAGATTGTAATTGAGGGACTTGCTCCCCCAGGTATTGCTGACACCACCCGTTTATCCAAGAAAAAAGATAAATATAAAGTAACAATAAGGGTTACTTATAAATCTCGTGTTTATGAGTATAGCAGTATTGTTGGAGAATGGCTTGCTAATATCTATGCGAAGTTAATAGGCGTAGAACTTAAGAAACCAATGGATCCAATAGTTACAATGGAAAGTGTTACTGTTAAAGGACCCGAAGAAATAATAGTGGAAGTGACGAAAAAATGAGCGTAGCAAAAATAAAATTAGACGAGTCAGCTAAGTTAGAATTTGGCGTACAAATTACAGGTGCAGAAGGCCAGCCTAATGCACGTTTTGTAGTAGAAGGCACAGACATGAGCGTTAGCTATCCATGCCACAGAATGAGCGGCGGTGGTATTGAAGTAGAAGTTGGCAATCTTAAAAACGTATTTCCAGCCGGCGAGTATCCTGTTCGTTTAGAAGTCATTATAGAAAACAAAATTTTTATACCTTTTGAAGACACTATTATTTTAGAACCAAATGTACATGTAACTACTAAGCCACAGAGTGTTAAAGAAGTTAAAGAAAGTGTACAAGTTGCTAAAGTAACAGTAAAGCAACAACCAAAAACAGAAAAGAAACCAGCAAAAGAATTAGTTTCAGAACAACGCACTGTAGCTCGTAAGCAACATACTATTGCAGCAAACATAGCGGAGCTATTGAAATATCAACCAGTTCGTAAGCAATCAGCATTAAGCATTGTTAATGAATCATTAAAAGGCAGAGGTGTTGTTGGAAAAATAGATCATCACAATTTGCTTAAACTACTCAAAGAAGCCAAAACTAATGGTATAGAATTTGACATAGACCTTTTAAATCCTAGAAAGTAATCTACAATCCACAATTTGCCGTTTTTTTGGCTATTAGAGTATAACTAATTGTAACCATATACATATTAGAGTATACTTTATGCAAAGCCTAGGTCAATTTGCTCTCAATAACGGCGGAGATATATTTCCACTATTAATAGATGCCCAACATACAAACGGAACTGGGTTAATGAACCCTAGTGTGTTTAACTTAAACGGAAAAATATTTGTTAATATACGTCACGTAAATTACACGTTTTATCACAGCGAAAAGAAACTGTTTAATCATCCATTTGGCCCACTGACCTATTTACATCCAGAAAACGATATGCATCTACGCACTTGGAACTGGATTACAGAGCTTGATGACGATTTTAATCAGATTAGGGCTCATAAAATAGATACTAGTGCATTTCCTGAAGCAGAGCTATGGGATTTTGTAGGATTAGAAGACGCTAGATTAGTTGAATGGGACGGTAAAACTTACACTACGGGCGTCCGCAGAGATTTAGATACTATTGGCACTGGCAGGATGGAGTTGTGCGAAATAGAAATAAATGATAACAGTGTAGTAGAAAAAAGTCGTTTCCGTATCCCTCCACCAAATGATCCAAATAGTTATTGTGAAAAAAATTGGATGCCTATTGAAGACGAACCGTTTGCATATATAAAGTGGAGTAACCCTACTGAAAGAGTTGTTGTTGATCCTGTAACACAAAGTTGCGTAACTACACATCACACAGCTTATAAACCAATACCAAGAGATCTCAGAGGCGGCACTCAAGTATTACCATACGGTGACGGACATTTTGCTTTAACTCACGAAGTAGATTTGTTTAACAGTGAAGCAGGAAGAAAAGATGCTGTGTATAAGCATAGATTAATTGTTTGGGATAAAGACTGGAATTTGCTAAAATGGACTGACGATTTTTCAATAATGAGCGGCCAAGTAGAATTTGCAATAGGCATGTGTAAAAAAGGAACGGATTATTTAATTACCTTTGGCTTTCAGGATAATGCTGCGTACCTACTTAAAATACCAGAAGATTCTTTGTTTAGATACATAGAGGAGAATGCCATATGTTAAAAACAAATATCATCCAGTTGTTAATTGATAAAAATAGTTATGGTAGTTATTTGGAAATACGGTCAGGCGACAGCAAAAATTTTGATCGTATTATAGTTGACGACAAAATATCGGTTGATCCTGTTGTTGAGTACAATGCTATGTGTCAAATAACCAGTGATAATTTTTTCGAACAGAATATCAGTAAGTTTGATATTGTGCTAATTAACGAGCAGCATGCCGATCAAATTTACACCGATATACAAAACAGTCTATCAATTCTTAATCCAGGCGGCGTAATAATTTGTAACGGAACTAATCAGCAAACTGAAGATATCGATGTGTGGAAATCTTTTGTGAGGCTAAGACAAGAAAAAAGCGACAAGTTAACGATGTTTACAGTTAACACTGATGAAGGATGTAGCATTATATGTCGACCAGGAGATGCAAAAATTAGGCTGTTGCCAGAAAAGTTTGAAAATAAATTAACATTAACGTGGGAAAATTTTAGTAACAATCAAAATAATTGGCTTAACTTATACTCGGTGCAAGAGTTTTTACATTTCATCGATTCTGCAAGCTCTTCAACCAAGGAACTAATTAAACTTTATACTTTACATAGTGAAGACCCTGAGATAAATTGGAAAACAGCATTACATTACCATGAAATAGGTCAATTTGCTCCAGCGGTTAGTTTTTATGTTCGGTGTGCTGAACGCACTGATGATGTGCTATTACAGTACGAATGTATGTTGAGAGCTGCTATGTGTTTTCAAGACCAAGGTATTCGTAAGTTCAGTGTTAAAGGAATGTTACAACACGCTGTGTGCTTATTGCCTCAACGTCCTGAAGCTTATCATATGTTAGGTGTAATTTTATCAAACGAAAACAACGACGGCAACTGGTTTGATTCATATACATTTAGTTCATTGGGATTAAAAGTTACAAAACCGTTGAGCGAATTGCCTAAACTAAGGACAACGGTAAACTACAAGAATTTATACGAACTGAGAATTCAACACGCACATGCTTGCTTCCATACAGGTTTATGCGCAGAAAGCAAACACTTACATATTGATTTGTACAACGATGAAAATCTACCTGAGTATTTAAAACATTTAGTTAAATCAAACCTTGCAGCTATGAATGGATTTGTTACTGAACAGATAGAATATTTTAGGAGATCTGATGTAAATGAACTAATGCACAAGTTTCCTGGATTAGATTCAATTATTAAAAATCAATCAGAAAGTTTTCAAGATATGTTTGTACTTAGTATGCATGACGGTAAGAAAAAAGGAACCTATGTAGAAATTGGCGCTGGCGAAGCATTTTACGGAAACAATACTGCGCTCTTAGAGAGTAATTTTGAATGGACCGGTGTAAGTTTAGATATAAACGAAGATTTTGTTCGAACTTATTCGGAACAACGAAAAAATATATGTTTGCTTAAAGATGCTACTACTGTTAACTACGAAGCTCTTTTTAATGCGTTAGACTTACCTACTGAGATAGATTATTTGCAAATAGATTGCGATCCCCCAGAGAATAGTTTTAAAGCGCTGCTAAACATACCATTTGAAACAAGAAAGTTTGGAGTTATTACTTTTGAACACGATCACTATGCAAACAAAGAAACCAGCATAAGAGATAAATCTAGAAAGTATTTAGAATCTTACGGATACAAATTAGTAGTTAATAATATTGCTCCAGACGACTGGAGAGCATATGAGGATTGGTGGATACACCCAGATTTAATTGACGAAAAAATTGTTAGTAAGTTTTTATTAATAAATGACGATGCTAAAAAAGCCCGTGATTATATGTTAGGATTATTAAAATGATACCAGTTATAGGAGCACCAGTAGTAACAAACCCTTATTGGCTACACAGATTAATCATGAGTGTAGATTTTCCAGTGAAAAATTTTGTTATTATTAATAATAACGGACGAGGGGAAATTGATAAAGAACTCGACGAACTATGTAATATAACACATAAGTTTATTGAAAACATTAAAGTTTGCCACTTACCTGCAAACATAGGTGTGGCGGGAGCATGGAACTTAATAATTAAAAGTTACATGATGGAACCGTATTGGGTAATTGCCAATGATGATGTTGCATTTGGTCCAGGACTTCTTGCAGAAATTCATGCAAATATGGAGCATGATCCAACATTGGGAATGATACATCCTAATGCTGGGGATTTTAATATAGGTGCTTTTGATTTGTTTGTAATAAGGGATATCATAGTTGAACTGTTTGGATTATTTGACGAAAATACATACCCTGCATACTGCGAAGATGCTGACTATATCATGCGATTCCAACATAGGCCCATAAAACGATTGTTAGGCACAGAAGCTGGATACTTCCATGGTCATGCCCCTGCAGGCGACTATTACAATGAGGAAGGCGGTAGTCAAACTAAAAAAAGCAGCAACGATCTTAGGATGCATTTTGACACAGTTAATGAAATGAATTTTAATTATCTCAACGAAAAATGGGGCAAAGATTGGAGAGTATGTAATCCTCTATTTCACCCATACGATAAAGAAGACGTGCCAATCAGTTATACAGAATACGATTTAAAATTTGTTAGATCCAAGTATACAGGATTTTAAAATGAACGGCATAATTGGAGTAAATCCTAACTTCAGAAACTGCGCTAGAGCGCACGTAGTAGATAACTTCTATGCAGATCCTTACGCAGTTAGGGAATACGCACTCAGCCAAGAGTTCCATGATGATGACGGATACGTGGGCCGCCGAACTAGAACACAACACGATATTCCTGGTATAAAAGAAGCATTTGAGATTATATTAAACAAAAAAATAACAGCATGGTGCGAAACATATGGCATGAATGCTAGATTCCAATGGAATTTTTGTGAGGAAAGATTAGTATACCACTGTGATTCTCAAATGTGGGCTGGTATGATTTATTTAACTCCTGGTGCTCCAGTGCAATGTGGGACCAGCACTTGGCAGCACAGAGAAACCAAGATACATTACAGTAATGATATTAATTGGGGGGCTGGCGAAGGTAATAAAGTTTTTAATCAAAAAACTTTCTGCGACAGAACCCCGTATGATGAAGTTGATAGATTTGGTAATGTGTTTAATAGGCTTGTTTTATTTGATGGGCATTTAATACATAGCGCAAGCCAATATTTTGGAAGCGATAAATATGATTCTAGGCTATGGCATATGTTCTTTTTTGATGTTGAGAAATAAATGAGTAATATTATTAGGGAGGGAACTAACGATCTCCATGACAAGTTAGAAGCACTTCCCTTTAATCAAAAAATGTTTCAAGGCAAACTCACTTCTGAAGAAAGATTTATGTACCTAAATGTACATAGAGAAATATTTTCTGTGCTAGATAATTATGTACCACAACAATTACGTAGAGTTAGTAACATAGAGCAAGACTTAAACACATTCACTACTATGCGGTTACCAGACATTTGTCCTAGCTCGGTGTATGAATATGCTGGATATTTAGAGTTTGCAGACTACATGCCTACTAAAATTAACATAAACGCACACATATATTTAAACTACATGGGAGTTATGTTTGGCGGGCAAATTATGGCAAAACAATATCCTTTGAGCAGTCGTATATACCAGTTCGAAGACTTGTTAGAAGGGCGAGCTTACATACGTGAGAAAGTGTGTGTAGATACCAACGACTTTATTGGCGAAGTCAGAGAAGGTTTTAACTGGCACATAGAAATAGCAACTGCGCTAGGTAAACTTTTTAAAATTACGGATTTTTAAATGTGGAATGAGTTTATAGAATTATCTGAAATAGCCAAGCAAACAATGAAACTTAATTGTGGTGAGCCAGTCACAACTGTACACGGTCCACATACTGATATCCGTTATAAAAGCAACAAAACAGATTTAGCTAATATTTCCATCATTGATATGAGGGAAGAGAAGAAAATGTGGATGATGCATATTGCATGTTTCTCCAAGCTATCCTTTCCTATGCCAGTCTATGGATTTGATGTTATATGCGGTAAGAATAAAGTAACTGGGTGTTTTCATGATATGTCGCCCACACTAGAGAAATCAAATGCAGAAGCAAGATTTGAGGAAATAGTAAAACCTTTTGTTCCTAAAAGAGAACGTGAACTACCTCCTTGGGCAAAAGAAATATTTTCTCCCTACATGGTTATTGCCGGTGCAACCAGTGACGAACAAGAAATTAAAAATCTCAGCAAAATGGGTAAAGAAAATTTATTAATTTGGTTTGATGAATTAGAAAATCGCACACCCAGTACAAAAACTTCTGATTACTTAAAGTCACTTTCTAAGTATTGTACAAATCAGTTAGCAAACACAAACTCAAAAAACGTGATGATATCACTAGGATTAGAAGAAGACTATGTCAACAAATTTAAAAAACAGCAGTTCCCGTATTAAAAAAGTCCTGTGGTATACTACAGGCATGATTAGTTTAGGCCTAGCATATATAGGTTTTGTTACACCAGGCATTCCGTTTAGTATTTTTTTAGTGTTTAGTGCTTATTGCTTTAGCAAGAGTAGCGAAAGAATGCACACATGGATTTATAACCATAAACACTTTGGACCGTTTTTAACCAATTGGGTTGAGAAACGTATATTCCCACAGCGTATGAAATATGCAATGGTTCTCGTCATGAGCAGCAGTTTAGCATTTCTGTGGTTTACTACCAATAATATTGCTGCGACTGTGTGGAGCGGAGGATTTATGACTCTAGTAGCTATCTGGGCGTGGCGATATCCCGGCAGCTTAGAAGAGTTTGATAAAAGAGTTGCGCAAGGAAAGCGAACTGCTTGGTTGAAATAAGCTAAGGTTCAAAATCTTTTAACAAATTAGGAATTTCTTCGTTTTCGATTAACTTTATAATTGTTTCTGTGACTTGTATTTCCTGTTTAACAATAGACATTTTAAAAAATAATCGCTGTAGTTCTTCTTCGTAAAAACTTAATTCCTTTTGTTTTTCTAGTTTTTCTTCTAGCAGTTCGGATATTCTTATTATTTTACGTTCTTCCATATTAATATTTATGCTATTCGTCTGGTTCCCAGCTCTGCAACTCTCTGAAGAACTTGTAGTAAGCCCTACCATCTTTAATTGTTTGACGAGCATGGAATAACTCCAGAGGAATATTTTTAGGATCGGCTTTCATCATAGGCCAATAGTAACGCTTTATTATGCGTTCCAATCTTCTAACATCATGCTCTATTGCTTCTAACAGTTTATTGTTGAACTCTAAATCAGTAATAAGACCTGCAAGCCAGACATGCCTTTCGTTTAACGGATTATAACGATCAACTAACTCTTTGCAATCATAATATAATGCACGAACAGGGTTAATATCAGGACGGTATCTGCTTATTACTGTGGGAAAGAAAAAATCTATGCTTCTGGTTCTAGAATTTCTTGCAAGCGCAGCGTATTCTTTGCGTAAACTTTTTTTCAAACTGTCTAAGTTTTGTCCTACTTTTTTAGAATAGTCAGCAATAAGTTTTTTTGCTAGCGTTTGATGTTTAGGACTAAACGTACTTATGCAGCTTTCAATGTCTTCTATAGACCAAACTCCGTCCAACAGATCATGCGGAATTGTTTTTGTTCTTTTAAAATTATTTAACTCGCTTTGTATGCGTATACAAACAAAATCTACAATGTCATTATCCATATAATCTCCTAAGTATGAATTTTAAGTATAGTGTAAAGTTTGTCTGTACCTCCGTTTCGTGTTAAGGTTGATCGTGCACCTTGGTGCAGCGGTTGCGGCCATTTGCCTATGTCTACCCAGGCATAACCTGCGCTCTCACTATTTAGTATGGGATGAAATTCATTATCTACTACAGCTACAAAACTGTAATAATAAAAGTTTTGGTCTTTGCTCTGGAATACATCTATGGGATTGAGCTTTTCTATTTCGGGAACCATTCCAATTTCTTCGAATAGTTCGCGTTTAATTGCTTCGTAAGGTGTTTCGCCTACTTCTAGTGTGCCACCAAAAAATCCCCATGTGTGACGCTGACGTTTATCTGCTTCTCTAAGCTGTAATAAACATCTACCTGTGTCTTTTGCTAAAAACAATACGCCAGCGGCAGTAATCGTCAAAGTAACAGTCTCCAGTAGCCAGGATTATATGTACCCTGCCAACTACTTATCCACTGTGTACCGGTCCACTTAAATTGTTGGGCAGTAAATGTGTTTGTTATAAACTGAATTGTTGTGATCTCGGAAGCGTTGAATACCACAGCCCATTTGGTGCCGTCGTATTCTATAATGTCGTTTACATCAGCAGTTAAATTCCATTCTGCAAATGTTTCTGCTAACATACCTTCCACAAGCAAATAACGCTGACCAAGTACAGCAGTAGGCAGCGTATCTCCTGGTAAACTTTCTCTAGGATCTATAATTTTGTCCACTGCCAGTAAGGAATCACTGGGCAATGTTTCTGTATCTAAATTAAATATTAATGAGCTATCATTAAGTGGATTGGCAGTTACAGTACCAGTAACTAACTGGTCTTCCGCTTCTATTTCGTCACTTAGATTCAACTGCAACATACTGCTTTCTCGTAGCTCACCTTGCATTTCTATTAAATCTGAAAAAATAATTGAGTCGTTATTATAAGATAACAAGGTTGCTGTCCCCCCAGATACTTGCAAACTTAAATCGCCTGGAGTAACAATTAATTGACTTTGGCTGTCTATACCACTAAAGAAATCATAGTATGCACTATCAAATCCTAAATCTTCTACGCTACCTACATTTGCAATATCATTAACAATTTGTTGAATAATTGTTTGTCTTGCAATTTTAGCAGGTGGTGAAATCCATATAGGAACCTCAAATGATATTGTAGCAATATCTAGTTGTTCGTCAGTACCAGCAGGTAAACTGCGATTACTCCAAGTAATATCACCCATAGTAACTTCAAAAACATTAGTCCAATCTAGGGGATTATCATTGCTTTGTAATTGTATACTGGGATTAAACAGCACAAAGAACTGCTCCAATATTTGTAGTTTAGTATCAGTGTTAGTAGTCCAAACGTCGACATTTAAAGTGATATCATATGGTACAGGCATATATCTTTTAATAGTATACAAGTTACCTTGGGTGCTAGTATATGATCCAGCACTAGCATCCCACTCTCTTTCAGATACTTGCTGCGTGTCCTGCAAAAATGGATCCTGTGCACGATCTCTATCCATGCGTATAGCTGCAATTGATAAACTTATCTGCGGTGCACTTTGGACTGCGTTCTCTGAATTGTTACGCAGTATGTGTGCTACCATTCTACTTGCGTCTCCGTACTTACAAGGCACACGATTATAATGAACGCCGTCTTTGGTATTCTCTTTTACCTGAAAATTTGAAAACACACGAATTAATTGGACAAGATACCGTTTTATTTGAGCATCATACCAAAAATCCATGTTTTTACCAGCTACCATTTACACTTCTTCCTTTTCCATAAAACAATTTTCGGAACCTAGTTTAGCCCAATGTAGTTCACTTATTACTTTGTTGTACCAAAGCCTATCATATTGACTGTTACACTTGGCAGC